TAATTGAGATTATTGAGCAAATCCATAGCTCTTAGCAGGTGGCTTTCAGCGTTGGCTAGGGTCAATCCTCTAGCCGCAATAAAAGCATCTGCATCTGCCACAGAGACATAGCTATTAGCACTAGCTACGCCTGTCCCATCCTCTACAATCAGAGCCATTACTTAGGCTTGTCCTTTGACCAGCCACCAGATTGATAATTTTCAACCTCATCTGGATGCACATCCGCGACAGCATCGCCTTTATACATCTTGATAAGTTTTACTTTCTTTTCTGTCATAAATTACCCCAAGATTAGTGCTGTATGCTCAGGTTTAACGACCTTTGAACCCCAAACTAATGAGATTTCATATTGCATCTGTCTGTACTGTGCATACATTGCAATTTCAAACGTCAATCCGCTAAATGGGTCAGTAACTAACTGTCGATCCACCGCGGAATCTCCCTCTTCTGGAAGCTCAGGAGCGCGAGACGCAACAGCAAACGCACTACGGGCAAACGCCATATTAGCAGTATAATTATCACCAACCGTAACCGCTGAGTTATCAGCAACTGCTGTTCTAAGCCCCGGAGCGGCAATTGTCACAGTACCGCCCGACAATGCAGAAGCCACAATGTATTTATTGCTATCGCCTGCAAAGGTAATCACATCACCTACCACAATAGTTCCTGTGCCTGTATCAACAGGGATAGCGGTATCGCCAACTGAGAGAGTCGCAGAATTGACAAGATAACCTGTGCCTGTGCCTTTCGCATGAGCAAGACTTGAAGCTTGCCCAGTTTGCCCAATTCGGAAACCATTTAGATCAAGTAATGCACCTGTGCGTAATGTCGCATCTGTCCCCGCTTCATTCGCCTTGGTCAACTGATTGAGCGAGCGTAGATTTGCACCTGCTGCAGAACTAAGCACCATTCTTAAATCGTCTTGAGGTGCTCCATTATCTTGCAGAACTTGAAGAGCCAATGCTGTTTCTGAAATGCCTGAGCCAAAGGGAGTTGTTCCAGCTACACCAACCGCACGAGAAGTTTTTACAAACTGAGCTGCCATGCTTGCTTCCATTAGATTGGCTAGCTTTCTAAAACCTTGAGCGAATCGACCGGCACGGTAATTTGAAACGCCAGTTCCGTGATTTAACCCGACTGTATCTTTTCCACTCAAGCGAACAGGCACACGTTTTGCATAATTTAATACAATAGAAGTAGTGGTAGTGGTGTTGTCGCCATCATCAGGAGGAGTAACTGCAGGTGTAATATCGCTTGCTGTTTCATCGCCATAAATCGGGACTTGAACAGTTTGACCTTGAGCGGCTCGGGCGACTTGGTTATCAGGGCTTGCTGCCATAATAAAACCAACTTGCTCACGGGAAACAACATCCAATGCTTCATAGATGTCAGGAATTAAATTAGTCAGGGTGTTAGCCATCTTATATCTCCATTTTGCGTAGCCCAAACGCAAAAAAGGCTGGACTACTGAATAATTTATTATCAGTAAATCCAGCCCCGCCAGATATAAAAATACCCAACCCCGTTGGGTATTATTTTTACTTATGTAGATAAGTCTAGCACATAATTATACTATTTCAACCTTTCTGCTTGTCGCAACCTCAGCCTGTTTAAGTGGTGGTAGCTTATTAAATTCGTCACGGGTCATCGTTTTGCTGTCGCCACCACCGCCAACATTATCACCAGCACCTCCGCCCGTCTCACGATTGAAACAGAACGGGCGCTCCTTGAAAATGACTTCCTTAATGTATTTGTCCATTGGTGCAAAGCCGCTATCGTCTGTGAATTCCGAACCATCCTTCAACATCACATAGTTGTCACCGACAATTTTATGATTATGTTTCATGTACTGCAAAATAACTTCATCCGCCCCTTCGTGGGCTTCAAAGCCTTTGTTGGCAAGGTTGTATTTCGATAATGCGATTCTTGCCGCGTAATCGAATTTATTAGATTCTATCTGCTTGGTTGCCTCTTTGTATTTATTTTCAATTTCAGCGTATTTGTCGGCAGAGCCTTTTAGTTTTGCCTCATACTCCTGCTTTAGAGCGTCAATCTTATCAGCATCACTTCCTAGTTTTTGTAGCTCTTCTATTTGCTTTTTCAGCTCAATATTCTTATCCCTGAACTCGGCAACTTTTTCAGCCGCAGCATTAGCCTTATCAATATCAGCTTGTAATGTTGTTTTTACTGCGTCTTCCTTGGCTTTTACTGCGTCTTCAACATAGGTCGTAAAACCTTTATCAGCAAGCAATACTCTTAGGGCTTCGCCCGCGTCGCCTTCTAATTTTAACCCATCAAACTTAATTGTCATTGTAATTTACTCTCTCGATAGTTATAATAATTTTTCCTTTGCAGAAAATAATAAATTTCCAACGCCCTTAACCCGCCTAACCAGCGGGTTTTTTATTTGTGCAACCTGTCCAGTTCTTCCAGTGTATAAACCCTGTCGGTTCGCGGGTCTACAAAATTGGTTATTTTATATTTTCCTGTCGCGTATAGTTTATATCGTTCTTCACCAAGCCATTCCTTTTGAAACTTTTTCGGCTGCACTCTGAACCATTGTCCAAAGTTCTTTCTTGTTTGTCCGATTTTCCCCACTCGCTCGCTCTTTGGAATATTCTTAACGGGTCGCTTATCAGAGACAAAGGGTCTTAGTCCCTCAATCCCATGCGGGACAACTTCACATCTATCATGTGGATGCTTTGGATATGCAGGAATCTCGCCCTTTTTATACGGGCTATTCATTTCAGCCGCAGCACATCTGGCACAAACACGTCCATCCAGCGTAGATACCCAATCGAATAGCTCATATTCAAGCGAATCATGTACTTTATTTATTGCATTTTGAGCTACACCATTAATCTGCTTATTTAGCATTGGTCGTAAACTTCTATCGTTCCGCTGATAGATAATTCCGTCCTTATAATTTAATGCTCTAGTGCCTCGGATAGCAGGGACTGGATTTTCTCCGCTTGCCGCCATTTCCACAACTTTTGCTTTCAGCAATGTTTGGTGGCGTATAAATGATGTAGCAATAGCCGCAGTTTTCACAACGCCAGCGACGGGCAGGGCGGCAATACCCCGAGAGGAAGGCGGTTCTACCGTGTGAATCTCCGCTGTGTATTTAACCTCACTTTCAGCGAACTTAGGCAGTTCCTCGGTCACTATCTCGATAGTATTATCTTTCTGTGCTTTTATCTCGCTATCAATTAATGACAATAACGCTCTAACCGCATCATTACGCCTGTTCATTCGGGATAATGCGGTTATGTCTTTCTGGCTCGCATCATCATAAAAAGCATGGATAGCACGGTAGATATTTTTATCATGCTTGCCCAGCGAATCTATGACGCGGTTGGTTAATCCTGTTATATACCGCTGAATGTATGTTCTACGTTGTAGGTAAGCATCAATCAAGCCGACATTCCCGTGTCAATTTCTTCCTGTAGCTGTTCTACAGTTTTTGATGTCATTTTTGTTTTTTCAGCATATTCAAGAAGTAGTGAACGGGGCATATTACCAGCCATGACAGCGGTATTGATAGCTCCAAGCATAGTCGCCTCGGCTTGCGTCTGATCCATCATGGGGTTAATTCTGAACTCTTCTATCTGTCTAGAATTTGACAGAATAGCCATAAATTCAAGGCACTTATTGATACCCATGCTAACAGAATCAGCAATACCGCTAATCGTTGCTTTTTGCATCGCCGCCCTAAGCTGAATAGATTTATAAGATTCAACGCCCCCCCCACTATCTTGAGTAAGTTTCATAGCATAACTTTCAGCCTGTTTAAGCTCATGATCTTTTTTAGCTCTTAAAGCCTCTTCGCCTGCCCCACTCATCTCAAGAAAACCGCAAGCCGATTCAGGAACAAGCCCAAGGTTTAGCAACGCTCCAACACCCAACCCCATGTTTAGGATATTTTCATACAGGTATTCATCTGTTTTCACCCATGCTGTGGGTTGTGCCACAGAATGTAATAACTGCTCATGATCAGCACTATTGCGATAATACGCCAATGCTGCCAGCACAATAGGCTCTACGGGTATTGGGTCAATTTCAGGAGAAATATCTATGCTCCCCTGTATGACAATAGGTATTTCAGATATTGCCGATAACATGCCAATCTGATCAATAATATTTTCATCTTCATCAATTATGAAAATATCAACACTTGAATCTCTTATCTCATAGCGTCTAAATATTTCTTTGTCGTCTATTTCGCCCTCGGACAATGTAACAGATGTCAATTTCCTTTTGTTGAAGCTATCAACCTTCCAATCGACCAGCCTCTCTGCTGAATATTGAGATATACGAAAATCTGAGCTTCCCTTTTCGCTATCAACTAACAGAATATGCCGACCTTTTGTATAGATTTGCCTGCATACTTCGCGGGATAGCTCAAATAACGACTGTCCAGACGCTCCTACGATTTCATCAATATTGCCCTCTGGTGGTTCGGTGAACAATATACCCATTGCTCCACTTAAACTATCAGCGGCAATATCTGGCAATCTAGCCCTACTTTTATATCGTTCATAATGGGCTTGTCCGCCACTATGCCAATTATTATCCATGCCAGATGTGGGGTCTAAATATGTTTTCCCCGCCGCCCTGACGACATCCTGACCGCCCAGTGTCACATCTGCCGCACGTTTCCAGCGTGGCAGATAACTCGTGTATTCGCTTTTGTAATTCATTATGCTAGTCCAGCGACTCTTCCGATAGAGCCAGTAGTTTTCTTCGCTATTAGCGGCTCTAATGCGTATCTAATCGCATCAAAGCAGTGATTATTCTTATCCTCAATCTGTGCCAGAATGTCACCACCTTTATTCTCTTTATAGGAATAACTGCCAGCCTCTTCTAGCGTGTGCTTGCATCGCGGATGGATAATTATTTGCTCGAATGACAATAAAAACTCTATCCCATCCTCAACACTGCCTTTCCATTTCTTGCATGATACCATCCGATTATAGCCTTTTCTTCTTAAATGGCTAATTGTCTCGGGTCGTGCGTTATCCGCTCTTATGACGCTTTTCCGTGCGTCTGGCACATTATCAAACATATCAGGCAGGTGATCTAGCTCAACGCCAACACCCCACGCCTCATGCTCGACGTATAGTTTTCTATCATTAACCCACAATTTGACTAATACGGTTGGGTCGGTTGAGAACCCCCAGTCAGCACCATAATAAGCACCGTCCCAATGAGGTTCTGGTGTGAATGGCTCTTCCGTGTATTTCCCCTTAAATATAACCGCGTCGCTATGCTTCTTATAATGCCCCATCCATACATGCAGGTAGCCCTCATAATCGACACGTTTTTTATATTCCATGTCCATTCTTGATTCTTCGCTGAACCAAGGATTATCTGTGAAGTTTATTTGTGTTACGTCTGCGTTTTCAGGCGGGTTTTCTATAAACTTCTGGCTCGTTGGGTCTGTAACATGATCAGGGTTAAAAACAATAAAAAACTGGCTGCCCTTTTTCCTTATCGTCGGCTCTAATACCTCCCAAGAATTCTGACTGATACTATGGGCCTCCTCAACAAGGCAAATATCAACGCCTTCCGTTGACTTTATGCTATCGGGGTTAGACCTCACGCCTTTATAAATAAACTCAGAGCCATTCTTGCCCCTGATTGTTGTCGCCTGAATATCGTAAAACCACTCAAGCCCCAATATTCTAATCTGATCAGATATTAATCTATGAACAGAATCGGCTATCGAGTTCTGTATCTCACGCACACATAACACTAATTTTTTTTCTTTTGTCGCACGAAGCAATACCGCCCGTATCGCGTGCCATGACTTACTAGATGCTCGTCCGCCATATGCGACCAAATACCGCTTATAATATCGGTTATCTGATTCATCAAACCAGTGTAATAATTTAGGGGCAACTTCAAGATTTTTGATCATTCACTTTTTTAACGCTGATACTAAATCCCGTGGTGTTCTCATTTATTCCATGCTGGATACTTTGTTTTTCAGGCTCGTTAACTCCGTATAATTTGCATAGTGCCGATGTCGCACTAATCATTGAGCCTGAATTGCTCTGTTCTTTAGCCATTTTGAACGACAGCATATACATTTGTCTTGCTTTGTTTTGATCAAATGCAACCTCCTTTGCTAACTCCCTCTTCCTCTCTGCTATTTTTTGAGCGATGTTAGGTTTTCCTAGGTTTTCACAGCCAATAACATCCGCTGTCTTTTCGCTATACCCAGCCCTTATAGCCGCCTGAGTTGCGTTCAGGTCGATTAGATATTCATCGACGAATCGTTGTTGTTTGTCTGTTAGTTTTTTATTCATTGGAATGCCTAGCCAGTTTCCCAGCTAGGCTAATAGGTTAAAAGAATGACTGACGGCGAATGCTTGATGTCGCCCGACTCTTACGGCTTACGCCGCCTCGGTACCCTGCTGATGCCATAACTGCACCTCCTTATTTAATAAAACCAATGAACAATCAGAGATGTCTATCAAGTTTTCTCTGCTTTTATCTGGGTCGTAAACAAGAATATCCCGACCACTACGATCAGTGTATATAAAATCGTTACCCCTGTCATACAGAGTTCCGACAAAATCAGACCTAAGCGGGGTGGCAAATTCATTCACTCGCCAATAATACTCATGAACATCACGGAATGAATACGCCAACCCTTTTTCGCCACCTGATCTGATCGTTCTACCAAATGAAACAAGGTAGTCTTTAAATGCACTAGCTTCATGATCTGGGATTACACGATTAGCCCAATCATTAAAAGCATCAAAGTCAAACGCAACGGGCATGTCGCCAGATATGTCGTGAAGCCTACTCAAAAACTCGTCCGTTGTGGGCATCCACGCCCCGCCAATATCAAAATACTCTTGCCAAAAATACCCCTTGCTGCTCTGACCATGCTCGAATACATTTATTCCAATCTCATCCATGTACCTGCAAAAGTTTTCGGTTGAAACATCCGATTCTCGTTTCCCTCTTTTCCCCGCCTCAGTAATAACATCACTGAACCTTTTAAGTTTTGCTGGTTTTATATTCTTTCTTTGCATTGGACTTATATGCAAAGTGCCGAACCACACGCGATTAACCTGATTATCAATTAGCCAATCAGCAAAACCATAAGGATCAGCCCAAAATTCATCAACAAACGGGTTGATTCCGACAACGACAGCATGTCCAGCCTGCTTTGCAGCCAAGATTAAATCTTTCCTATCTTCAAGGCAGGTAGCTGATGGCTCTGCCTCTTTTCTGATTCTCTCATTATCCGTTGTCGCAGAAATATAAACTAGGGTTTTATCCAAGCTTTCTATAAAACCCCTAGCATTATCCCCACCCCTCGTTTGTATTGCGGGTTTTATTCCAAGTTTCAACAAAAAATCATAAACTTGAAGAAACTGGTTGTAATTCGACTTAGAGAATGGATCAGAATCGTTAGAAAACATTACCCTATGCCCACGCAAAGCCAATGCATCTATTATGTTTTTCCCGTGCCGTCCAGACGTAAACCGTCTTGCAAGCTTGGCAACTGAGCTAAAATCACTCCGCCTGTCGGGTCTATTTAGGTTTGCAAAACAATAGAAACAATTATGAGAACACCAGTTCATGCCGTAATGGAGAGCAACAGGTGATAGCATATACTCGCCACAATACGTTCTAAGCACCCCTATAAGCCTCCATCATCTCAAGGAAGAAGTCCGAATCCGACATATTCCCCCTCATTTCTCTATAGTCATCATAATCAGGTCTACTGAGCATTGCATACACAGGAAACATCATGGGCTGTTTTCCTTTAGGTTTAGTGGCATCTTCTGGCTCGTTACTAACAACATCATCAGCTAACGAATTTGCATCTCCTTCTCTGTCGGCAATATCCCTATCATATTCGGCTGATATTTCTCCGACAAAAGCATCAACATCAAACCCCGACAACTCAACTTCAAAATCCACTTCTTTAAGTGCTTCAAGCTCAACCTGCACTAAATCTAAATCCCAATCCGTCCCGATTTCTCCAAGTCGGTTATCAGCCAGGATGTAAGCCTTCTTTTGAACCTCGCTTAAATGACTTAAATCAACAGTAGGCACTTCACTAAGATTTAACTTAATAGCCGCTTGAACTCGTCCATGCCCTGCGATTATCCCGTTATCGCCATCGGTTAAAACAGGGGCATTAAAGCCAAACTCTTTCATTGATGCAGCAATCTTGCTTATCTGCTCATCGCTGTGAGTTTTTGCATTATTAGCGTATGGAATTAAATCCTTGGGGTCTCTGTATGTTATTTTAAGCTTCATTTTCTCGGTAATTCGCTTTTTTAAAACTATCTATAAATCAATAGCTTAGTTAACACCTGCCACGGGCGGGATAACTCATATTTCCGCAACTGCATTTAGGCTCATAATACAGCTCAAATGTCGGTGCTGTTGGGTTATTCCTGATTATCCAAACAGTGATAGGCAGGTTATTCATCCTGATATTCCTAACCATCCTGATAGCGTGTTTAATATCGTTCGGCTTTTCTACAATTAGCCAAACTCCCGCTTTTTTGCCCGTCAATGCGGAATAATAGAGGCTTTGCCCGATAGCCTCATACTGTTTAGCTGAGCTGAAATCAACTTCAATAGCATATTCATCGGTTAGGCAATCTACTCTTACCCACCTATCCCTTTTTGGGTGATATTCAATTATCCCGCCTTGGATATTACACTGTATCCTTTGGTAGTATTTCTCAGGATGTGCGTGTTTTGCCTGAGCCACCAACGGGATAAATAACACTATCAATAATAGGAGTCTCACTGTGATAGCCTATTTATTGCTACCGTCTTTACGATCTCCCCAGCAATTGAAAGCATCATTTTTGTTTCGGGCGAAATATCTATTCTTGTGTTATCTGCCGCATTCTGCCTTAACCGCTTCATTCTTCGGCTAAGTGAGGCTAGCTGTCGGTTAAGCTCGATCAGATCAGCCTTGCCTTCATCGCTGATCCTGCTATCAGATAATGCGGCTTTGTATGCCTTCTGATAACTAGATTCAGCTTGCTTATACACATGCTCAAGACTAGCCAATGATAAAACCACACTTCCAAGCCCGTTATTGTCAATAATCCTGTCAATCTCGGTTTTCAGCTTTTTAATGTCGGCTATGGCTTGGCTGGTATAGATTATTGTTTGGTCATTTAATGTTTTTGCTTTTTTTGCAACATTGAACCGCTTAACCATGCGGTCATATTCAATTTGCAATTGCTGGTATTCTTGATTTATTTCAACAATATCTAATGTTGCCTGTAGTGTTGTCGTTGTCTGTGGTGTTGAGCATGACGGGAGTAACACCCCAACTATCGTTAGCACAATAAATGCAAATAATAATTTTAGTAGCATGTTATGAAATTTTAGCATTATTGTTTCTCCCTAAAATCGACATCATTTCTGATCAGCCACATTCCGCTTGCAATGCCTGCTATCCAATACCCGATGTCCTTTAATACCCACAGCGGCATATCATTATCAGAGAAAGACACGCCATCAACCAGAAAACATATGTTCCTGTATGCCTGCCCAAACAACCCCAAACACCCGACAATCAGGGCAATCTGGTAAATGTTAACCACCAGCCTATCTCCAACATATGAGTTTAGCCACATATTCACGCGGGAATTCATAACAAAGAAAATCCCAGATAGCCCAACAAAGCTATCCATTATTGCAACAACGAGATTTAAAATATAATTATCCATGCCTATCCGCCATATCCCTTTCAAGAGCCGATGTTTTCAGCTCGTCGTATTCCTCAACCTTGCGTTTCAGTTCTTCCACTCGCTCACGCAAAGCTAAGACGGTGGTCTTCTGACTAAAAGCATAGCCAGCCGAAGCCCCAAGACCGAAACCCATAAACCCCTCGATGCTTGTAAAGTTGATTGCACCGATAGCCCCGCCATCTGCGGCATAAGCAACGCTCACAAATGAGAGTGCCGTAAACAACGAAAATACAAGCACGGTTAGCAGCGTATTCGCTGCTGTGTGTTTTCGCACAAAATCATAGTATTTATTCATAATTCCCCAATTATTTATTACAAATCCAGTCTTTCAGCCGCTCCTGAGCATTTGGGAATGTCTCAAGCCCTGCTTTTTTGTTGTTCTTCCATGCAACAGACCCAAATACCCTTAAAACATAATAAAAAGATGCAGCAATAGTTCTATTTGCCGTAATCTCAAGCCCCGCCTTATAAATGGAGTCTGCTAATTGCCTAGGCACAAATTGAGTTCTATAAAAATAATCATGCAAAATTGAGAAAAACAATATTCTCATATCATAGCCATCAATTATAAATTGCAGAGGCTTTGGGATGCTCGCCCCATCAGATTTCAGCCCTTTGGGAAGCATCATCCATATTCCGAATATTTTAAAATAAATATCCTCTCTAACCTCAACCGTAATTTTTTTTCCAAAGTGAGCTTTGAGTTTTTCTTCAAGCTCATGCTGACTTGGAACTTTCACAAAATTATTCATAATTCCCCAATTATTTATTAAATATTCTCCAAAAGCTTATAAGCCTGTTTTGCGTGATGCCACCGCTTTTCGCGGCTTGGTGTGTTTTTATTGATCCTATCAACAGCATAATCATTCGCAGTACGGCTAAACCCCTTATCTGCTAGTTTCCAGCATTTATTGGAGTGCCAAAAATAAACAGCAGATAAAAAGTTATGAGGGCTTTCTTTCAGAATATCCCTGCCTTTTTTCATTATATCCTGACCGTTTACGCGGTTATAAACATCAGGCAAATATGTTCTTAGCCACCGCTCATAACGCCTGTAGTTCTTTTTTCCTGTTGTCTGAATATCGCCAGCCCCTGAATAAAGCCAGCCATCGCCACTTTCAGGACTGCCGTTCCCAATGCGGTTAGCATATGCATGGTTGGCGATGGCTGGCTGATCTGCACTATGTCCTCTGCATCTGCCGTGCTTAAATGCCAAGCTTCCGCCATTCCTAGCATCTCGCTTATAATAGCCGAATAGCACAAGCAAAGCCTTGCATCTATAATTAAGATTTTCGCTTGTAATTATTCGAGTGCCTACCTCTTCCCTAACATTGCCCGCGAATATTGCTATCTCTGCATGAGATGACAAATGAACATCATACAGATAATCACCCAAGACCGATAAGCCTGAATATATGTGGTCTTTTGCTTTGTCTGCGTTATCCCCCCACATTGGAGCAATCGCCTCAACAATCGGGCTTACATGAGCTTTTCTAGCCTTGAAGTTGTTATGCTTTATGCTGGATGATTTTATGTGTTCTGGTTGAGATAAATCAACACCAAGTAGAGATAGCGTATTCTTGTCAGCCACGCCATCTACTTGAAGCCCCATTATTTCCTGAAATTTCTGCAAGTATCGAAAAGTGCTATTGCCGAAATCACCATTAATAATTAGATGGCTATAACCCATTAAGCTGGCATATTTATTCAGTGCTTTTTGCAGCTCCTTTACGTTTTCGCCAGAAGAACCATATCTTAATATTGTGTAGATCACGCGAAACCCCAGTGCTAATTATTATTTTTCTATTTTAGCACATAAGTTTTTGTTTTTGCTAGAATGATTATTTTTTAGCCTTATCACTAACCTTGATCATCCCAACTATCATTTCTCTGGCTAGAGTAAATATCTCTGTGATTGTAGCTATTGGGAGTTTTTGCGACTTAGAACGCCCGACTTTTACAACCCATTTCCCATATAACAGCTGAGAGAGATTTATGTTTACCTTTTTATAAATATTTATGCAATCTGGATAATATACTGTTATTTGTATTTTTATTCTTGATTTCATAATATTTATATTATTTAGAGTTAATATATTGATAAATATAGAATTAACGGGAAAGCCAATATATTGGAATCCCGCTAATCACAGTGTTAGGTGTATAAAGCCCAGATTAGCCACGACCCCATTGAAACCACAACAGAAATAAAAATTCTAATCATAATCAATGGAAAATCTCCAAACTTCGCATAATCACCTGATTCTGGCTTAAACATTAAAATAGGTATAACTGACAACAAGGTTATAATTGTTGGAATTATCCAATACCCAATCTCTAGCATTATATTTCTCCCTACCCCCAGTCATCCGAGTACATCAATGAGTACCCAAATAATGTTACACCTGCGTACATTATGCCGCCCAACTGACTGCCAACATAATGAAAATCGAACTTTCTGTCTGACCATTTCCTATTGCACAAATAGAATTTCCAAAACAGTTTTTTAACATTCATTGCTATCATCCTCATAGTCGCAGATATTTTCATTATTCGAGCAAAACTTAAAACCAGTGGTTACAACTTCTATAAGCTCAAATCCACAACACGG